AAAATTAAAATTAATACTTAATACAATAATAATCTACACAAGTCCAGCAATGAAGTTCAGCCATAGCATAAAAAAACGGCCAAAGCCTCAGACAAAGTACAATCCTTAAAGATTTTACGATGAACACGACCATCATAAAGAGAAAAAAAGTGAATAATCACTCTACGATACTTAAGTGCAACACGCTTTGAAGAAGATTTTCTCATAACTATAATAATTGATTACGACACAAATATAATCAAAAAAGTAAATTCTACAATATCATGAATGTGTTTAATATAAAATATTAACAAATGGAATATTGTATTTAACATAAAGATACATTACAAACGTAATATTCGATAAGTAATGTGATATAAACCGTCAACATAAGCAATAATAAGTTGCATAACAGGAGAACCATTCAGTAAGACGTACAATCCGTCAAACTGATATAACCGCACAACAGACAGGGAAGACAGAAACTCAAATATTTCCATTAAATCATGAAAGGGTATAGGACACCATTGTATAGAGTAATTCATAATGTAAAGATTTTTATCCTGTCATTTTTCGTATAATAGGACAAGAAAAGAAGACGGCCGAGATATTCATTAATCGGCCGCCTTTCAGGAAAATGACTAAGGTTTCACTTACCAAATAACTTACGAATAGCTTTATAAATTACAAAGTAAATTATAAACACAAGAGGAGCAATAATAATCCATTCAGTACCAGCAGGAAGAAATCCTAAAAATAAACATTTCATAACTAAATATATTTGATTTATACAAATATATAAAATTATTCATAAGCTGGACGAATAACGCGACCAATTAATTTACCAAGGCCAGCATAATCAGCTTCATGCATAATATTCCAAAGAGTCTCCTTAACAGTCTTAACGCGGTCACGATAAGTTTCAGCATCATACTGATTTTGCATAGCCTGTCCATTAGCACGAACAACAGTTTCAGCAAGTTTCTCAATTTCATGCCGAGCCTGTTTTTCAGTAAGATTCTTTTGTGCATACTTCAATGCAATATCAGCAGCACCTTGAGACAACTGTAATTTTTGAGCTTGAGGCAAAAACTTGAGTTCCTGTTCACGCATCAGATTTTCAGTAACAGCAATTCTCGTTTGTGCTTGTATCTGACGAACATTCTCGTTATTAACAGCAACTTGCGACGCAGATAGGTCTTTCTGAATCGAAGAGAGAACGCGTTGAATAGCAACACGCTCATCATCATTCTTAGCTTCATTATAAGTCTTATACAATTCAGCAATTGCTTTACTTGCAATATACTTACCTTCAATACGCAAGTTGTCGGCTTGAGCATTCTGAATACTACGTTGAGAACCTGTCATAATAGTATCAATAGCATGTCCAAGTCCTTGCATAACACCTGAATAATCAGCAGAATAAGGAGTAGCAGTAGGAGGCTGAACACCTTGAGCACCTGGAGCAGAACCAGACGGGGCAGAACCTTGTGTTCCTGATACAGAACCAGCGACACCAGCAGAACCACCACTCATCATCATATAAGGATTCAAACCAGCAGCCTCCAAACGCTCACGTTGGGCAGACGGGTCATTGTACTCGTTCGTCTTATTCCACATTTCAGTCTGATAAGCCTTATTGTCTTCATACAACTTCCAAGCATTCGCCTTTTGATCATCATAAAATTTCCACTGATCACCTAACTGCGTCTGATACATTTCCTTATTATAAGCAATTTGCTTATCAAACATCTTTTCATTAAAGGCATTGTTCATTTGAGCAATTTCCTTATTAGCTTTATTCTGCATAGCAGTAGTAGAAGCACCACCAATAAGGGAAGAACCTGCACCAATAGCAGAACCGACAATGCCAGTCATAGCAGCAGCACCCATAATTCAATATTTTTATAATTACACATAACTTTATATTTCAAAGGTATTATTTCATAGGGCATAGCCCTGGAGCCCCCCCTTAAAAGGGGACCCCCCAGTTAAGGTTTAGGTTAAAAAATAAAAGGGGAGACTGCTCGCAGGCTCTTTTTTATTTTAGAACTGAAGACCATAACCGAGGGGAAATAATTATTCAGCAACAGTAGTAGCAGAATTATCAGTAGCAACATTAGCAGCAGAATTATCAACAACAGCAGCATCAGCAGCAGCGGCAGAAATCATTGCATCCTGAGAACTCATAAGGTACTGAGACCAAGCCATTAACTCACTCGGTGTCTGAATAAACCTTGATTTAACGAATGAACACAACTGGTCGTCAGTCATCTTTTTACGCAAATCTGACATTTTAGGTTCGGAAACAGACAAACTGTCAAAATATTCAACAAGCTGCGCACGTGTAAGTTTATCTAATCGCTGTTGATTAAACAACATATGAATATCAGAAGTAACACGAATAGACTTTTTACCGTCACACTCTATTTCCTGAAACATGAAATCATGAAGAGGAGAGGGTTCTACAAACTCACTACCTGACAATACGGCAGAATTAACATTATTAGGTTGAGAATTATGCACATAAGGCTCAACACGTCGCTTTATACACCACATAATAAACAAGTTTTAAATTAATAAGGCAAACCGTCAGTATCAAGATTACGGACAGATTTAATATCAAAGAATGAACTACACAAAAACTGGTCTGTACTCATATCGCTATTAACTTCAACCGCAAAAATAGGGTTAAGACAATTAGGATTAACTTTAAAAAATGTAAAATTCATAGGAGCAACAGAAGGAACAGGTTCAGACGGCTCAACAGGAGGCGCATCACTGGGAAGAGCAACCTGATCCACAACAGATGCATTACCATAAGATATTACCCAAGAATTCAATGTGCGTTTAAAACCACCAACTGACTGATCTACTGATGTTTTATAATCAATATAACGAGGTACATAACCAAGAACCAATCCAGAAGCATCAGCCATAGAACGAAGAGGATTCATAAGTTGCAACAACGGCATAGATTGCATACCAACACGATCAAACTCAGGGATAGCATAATCCGTTGAATTTACTTTCAAGAATGCAGGATCAAGCATATCGGTAGTATAATCAAGCAAAGGAAGACAATGATAAATACACATAATCAAACCATAGCGACCATTACTATTAAAATTAATCTCACCATTCGCAACACCAACACC